TCAATTACATCGCCGCAGGACGCTACCTTCCCTTGATAAAACAAGGGAGATTGGTCTGTTACCAAATACGCCGTTTTTGACTTAGCCATCCGTGCCTCACATAGCAGAAAGTGGGTTACTTACTAAGAAATCGTACCATTGAAAAACAAAAATCCCCTTAGACGAAAACTCGACCAAGGGGATTATTAAAGACTTTTGGAAAAGAGGTATTATGCAGCGTCTTCTTCAACGGCACGGCGACGACGTTTACCTTTTGGAACGACCTTGCTCACACGCTCAGGTGCAAAGAAACGGTCTGTGGTGTTCCCATTTGGCCCGCCAAAGACATGGACGGCGATTACCTTATCCTCTTTAACATGAACCGCTTTAAAGGCAAATGAGCCGGCTGCCCCACTGACCTTAACTGCATCACCGGGCTCTAGACCTGCATCACCCCACAACGGAAGCGCCGTCCACGCTGGTACATAATGCGGAACATGAACTCCCGTAATTTTTTTACTCGCCATTTGTTGTCTCCCTTTCTTTCAAATGACTACTCATTAAGTATAGCAGGTTATAGTACTGCTTTCAAGCACCCAATTGTTCGCCGCACTCACAAACAAGGAATTCTCCAGTTAGAGATGCGACAGGTACTGCGTTTTCATGTTGACAATCGCCATCAAAAAGTTTTTCAACTTTTTTTTCGGGTTGTGGTGGTGTGAGCAATTTTTCGACTGCGGTGAGTGCATGAAGCGCCGCTTCGTTCGCCGCTTTTGCTGCTTTGATACTTTGCAAAATTAAATTGATTTCGCTCATGGAAGAATGTGTGCTTGTAAGTTAGCGGTGAAACGTGGTCGGTCAACATCGTCATAACCAATTGGGTTTGGAGAGCCAAGCGGTTCAAGTCGAAGAATTGTTATTCCATTAATTGTTACGGTGCTGGTGATTGCACCAAGTATGTTTCGTACAACCATGCAGAGGTCGTATGCGCCCGGGTAATCCTCACGGTCACCACGGGTCATAATTTGGATACGTGGATTTTCTAGTTGCGAAACATCATTTCCAAAAGTAAGCGTTGGACTTTCGCCTTGATATTGCTGAATAAGGACTGCAGCGTTTGGCGCTTCTGCGGGGAGGCGACCTAAAAACAAATTTTTACCAAGTAACAATTGCTGATTAGCGGGTAAACCCACTGTTTGAAGTGGCAAGTAGTTCCCAATTGCGTCTAGAAGAGTTGTCATTAGTTTCCTTTAGAAAAGTCTAGTGGGGGCATCTTTGTTGGCGCTTGCAAAACAGTATTACTTCCAAGAAGCAACGAAATGTTTTTTTGTATTTCAGCAATTAAATCTTTTTCATTTTCAAGCGCAGGTATTTCTAAAAACTTTGATTGTGTTGGTGCGGCGTGTTCTTTTGTAAGGTCTTCGTGAACATAAATTGCATAGTCAACGATGTCGTCTCCGTAAATAATTTCAGCGCCAGCACCGGTTGTGGCAAAAGTTGGCTTTCGTGTATTTAGTTGACCTGAGGCTTTTAATGCCCCCGTGTCAACTGGAACAAGTTGCTGGCTTCTTTCAAAAATGGTGCCCATAACCTTGTTAATGGCAACTTGAGCAACTTTGTTTACCATTGGTGCTTTAGCCAAAAGACTTTTAAGTTCACTTAAATCAACGGTGATTTTCATTTCGGCCATGTCAAAACCTATTCAAAGTGAAGAACTGTGTTGTAGCCAATTAATCCTGTTTCGTCGTAATTATTAGATACATACATAATTACTGGGTGTAGCAACGCTGGTTGAGTCTCTCCCGGAACGGTTACACGTGCTTCGGTTGTTATTGCAGGATAAAAACCATCCAAATATGCACGTCCCGAACTAACTCGGTCACGACCATCGATGGTAGAAAGAACTTTTGTTTCGTATTCAAGGCGGCATTTAAATTTACTTTGAGGACCATATTCAACTAATGAATCGCTTGTTCCATCGCCTTCAATGTAGTGACGACCATACCCATCAAGGGTTGCTGTTCCTTGTGTGACGGCTGGGTTGGCAATAATGTTTTCAATAATTATTGTCTGCGTCATCATCGCAAGAAGTGCGGGGTCGATTGACATTTAAGACTCCTAGAAAGGTTCTACTGAGTCGTTTACGTTGTCATCGAAACCGGGCTCGTAGCCAGTTCCGTATGTTGAAGTGACACCCGTAACCGCACCAGAAGGCCAGTCGTTTGCAACTGCGTAGTAGCGGTCAAACTTTCCAATTCGCAACTCTGCACCGAGAGCGTTGGGGTCGGCATTTGCGTGTGGTGGGTTGACACGGCGGCTACGCATAAGTAGTTCTGCGGCGAGAGCCTTAAACTTTTCAGCACGGTCTCCGTAGGATTTACTTAGGCTTAGACCACCAACGGTCTTTGTTTCGGTTTCGGCCAATTGAATAAATTGAGAGGCAAGACTAAAGCAAGTATTAGAGGCGGCACGGTATGGCTCGTTATTGACTTCATTAAGGCTGAAGGCAATTTCCTCGTCTTGCACCAATGGCGTCGCTGGGTTTGTGTCTCCAATTAAAAAACGAACTGCGTCTTTTGTGGAACTTGTGGGGTCTGCTGAATAACTCCAACTCATAATGCTCCTATGAAATTACTGCTGCGTCGATGCGCAGAGTACCGCTAAGAATTCTTTGGTGTCCGTCTGAAGAACTTGCTGTTATTTGAATGTTCCAAATACCCGGCGTAAGTACGGCAAGTTCATTTGGTGCCCAGTTCACAAAAAGGTTTGGTGATGTTGAGCGACCTACAAGTCCAGTCGTCTTTGTAAGAACCGCTGCGTTTGGTGGGCGTCCGATTGTAAGTTTGAAAGTCCATCCAGAACTGAAGTCCAATGTCGCTCCGTTTACATCTATCCAGTTGAACTCCGCTGCTGGGAGACTGGCTGCTGCTGTGGGGTAGTGAATTGTCATTATGTTCCTTCTCCATACGAGGATAGTCCGTCATCTTGAAAAATAATTCCGTCACCGTCTTGTACCGTGCCAAAACCATCATCTTGGAAGGTATTAACGTTATCATCGGTTTCGGTGATGGTGTCGCCTTCAACGCCGTGAATGATAAATGCGTCAGAAACAATGTCTTTGAGGAAGCCAGATACTGCAAACATTGATTCACGTACTGAAGAAAAAACCAAGTAACCGAAGTTTTTAAATGCCACTTCTTTTTGGAAAAGGGTGGGTGAACCAGAAACTGATACACCATGTGAAGTGGTAGAAACTGTCGATTCTTTCTCTGTGACTGAAGAAACACGTCCATAAGTAATGACACGAGCCAAAGCGCTAGACATGATTTCCGTTGTCTCAGAAGTAACGCTATGACCAAGGCTTCTATTGGCACCAAACAAAGTTTTGGAAAATACTTCGCTTGTTTTCTCTAAGCCCTTTGATTTAAACGCTGTTGAAAGTTGCGTCTCAACAGAAACGTTGCTTCTAGTTGATTCTTGCGCACGAGAAGCGGTGGTGATTTGGCTTTGCGTTGTTTCGCTTTCTTTAATTGCACTGTATGACTTGGCACCATCAGTGTATTGAGATGCAAAAGCAACCGAGCCGACAAATAGAGCACGGAGCGATGTGCTTGTGGCTTTAAATACTTCCCCAACAATTCCAAATGAAACAAACGAAAGAACTTTAAGACCGCTAACATTTTGTGTTTCAGAAACAACACCACTACGTTCAGAGGCGACGGCCTTGGCGCCCGCTCCAGATAAGCGCTCTGCCATTTCTGAGGAACGTTGAGCATCATACTTACGTGTATTAGCGGAAACTGTTGTTTCAGAAACGGTCCCAGTTTCTACCACACCAAATATTTTGGAGTTTTCAATGGCAAACAACTCTTGCTCTGCAGCAGTAACCGAAGAGCCCTTAGAGCGTGTGTTGGCGGTTGTAAGTTTTTCGATTTCACTTGCACCCTGTTCTGCGGTTGTTAACTTAATTGACTCTGCCGAAATAAATTCGCTAACCGCTGATTCAACATTGTGCGTAAGCAGTTTTGCCATTTCAGAAAATTGAATTGTTTTTTGCGATGACGCCTCAATAAGGTCAGCAATTTTTACGGAATTAGACGCAAGGTGTTGGGCGCTAGAAGAAACTACATCGTATTCTTTGCCAATTTTTGCCCGAAAAAGAGCGCCGCCATGATAGAGGGGTCTGGTGATATTGAGAATGCCACGATAGGGGAAACCATCGAAGTAGTACTCGTTGTCATACCCGCTATAAAAGGTATCGCTAATGCCGTACTGAGATGGCATAGCCAGCCCCTACGGATTAAACGGCTACGAAAAGTTGCTTGCCGTAGATGGTTGTTCCACCGTCTGGCGAGTAAAACTGAACGAGCGAGCGCTTGTTAGAGGTGAACGTCGGTGCAACTCCACCATCCCAAAGGATTCCATTGAATGTCACGGTGTAAGAACCGGGCTGAACAACGTCTACGTACCAGATGTTCCAATAGTAAGTGACTCCAGTTGATGAGTTGTATGGCACACCCGTGAAAGTGATTGATGTGTTTGACGTAAATGTGTTTAGGCGAATGACCGCACCGTTTGTGACTGTGTAAGTCGTTGCTCCGTTAACACCTGAAAAGTTTTGGATTTTTCCAGTAGTTCCAGCGTTAACGTAAGCGTCAGTTGCCTGAGTCAAGATTTGTGGCTGTGATGTAATTCCCATTACTTTGCATCCTTCTCGCTGGGGGTGCTAGATGCCTTTTTTGGGGCCTCTTCTTTTGCAGGTGCCTCAACGCTTGTAGTCACATCAGCAGGGGCCTCTACGGCCTTTGGGGCGTCTGTGGCGTCAGGCTCGTTAAAGCCCGCTCCGTGCCAAAGAGCCTTTGCTGAATCGCCAATGTTTGGCGGGAACCAAACGCCACCTTCAAAAGTCCAACCAACCGAAGGCTGTGGCTCCATTGAAGTTACGTCGTAAGGCGTGTAGATGAGACCGTACTCGCCCAATGAAGGGATGTCTTTACTCACCATAAGGTGAGCAACTTGTGTGCCACTAACGAGTGCGAATGTTGCCATTTTAAAAATCTCCTAGGTATTAACTGTAGAATACTGCTTTGTCGAACCAGCGAACGAGTGCGTAACCGTCTGCGCCGTTTCCACCGTTTGACTTGTAACCAAAGTATCCAAGGCTGTTTGCAAAGTCAACATCAACAACGTCACCAGCATCCATGTAGAGGTACTCCCAACAAACATCAAAGTAGTAGGCGTTAGCCGGTGCTTCGAGGGTCTGCCAAGAACCTGCCGTAGAACCTACTGGTCCTAGGTAGGTGGTGGTGTTAACCGCTGAGAATACAATGTTGTAAATTGGGCGGTCTTCACGGATAATGTTGTTGTTCTGGTCTTTCCAACGCACGGTTGGTCGAACTTGCTTGGTTAGTCCAGCAAACTGAGGCGAAGTTACACCGTTTGGAGCAGTTGTTAAGCGTGCTGCAATGTTTGGGAAGTACAAGGCTGTACGTGGCAAGATTGAGAATGACTGCCAAACAGTGTTTGCTTTAGCATTTCCAACATCTTGAATCGTTCCACGAAGGTTATATGAGTTAAAAATTCCAGATGCAGAAGATGCAACAACGTTAATGTTGTAGAGCGACTGCCACTTATAAGCATCAGATGTTGCCGATTCGTATGAAATTGCTGCTGCTGCAGATGTGTGTGTGATTGGTGCGGATAGCCAGAGGTTACCTTGGTTTGTCCCGCCACCACCGCCACCAC